AACTACCGATAATTTCTCTTCAATCGGACGAAAAAATCCCATCCTGTAGATCGTACCACTCGCTTGACACTGTATGCATTTACAGTAAAAATATAACCTCCTCTCACAGAGATTAAGGAGACTGTTATGTTTGTTGAGTTGATTTACGATAAGCGAAATGTTCAGGGCTTGGATGGCGCCAGAGAAATTATTTTGGCTGAGCTGACGAGGCGAGTTCATAGCATATTCCCTGATGCTGAAGTGAAGGTTAAACCTATGCAGGCTAACGGATTGAATAGTGATGCCAGCAAAAGTGACCGTGAAAAGTTGAACCGTATGCTGGAGGATATGTTTGAAGAGTCTGATATGTGGCTCACTAATGAATGAATTACCATATTGTCATCACAGCGAACCCGGATCCCCTACCGGATTTAGCGTTCTCTTTTGGCATTGTCGCCACTTTGCGTAGCTCCTTCCAGTTTCACAACGTATCACTTTACGCATTTCATCCTCATCAGCATAATCACCGCGAATCCGTTTGTAAGACTTAACCAGCGCGCGCTACTTTTTCTCCCTGCCCTATACTTTCAGTCTGACTGACTGGAGGTTTCTATGTGTGGACGTTTTGCACAAGCCCAAACCCGTGAAGAATATCTGGCATACCTGGCCGATGAAGCAGATCGTGACATTGCGTATGATCCGGAACCTATTGGCCGGTACAACGTGGCACCTGGTACCAAAGTTCTGCTGCTGAGCGAACGCGACGAGCAGCTGCATCTTGATCCGGTCCTGTGGTCATACGCGCCAGGATGGTGGGATAAACCGCCTCTGATTAACGCGCGCGTCGAAACGGCGGCTTCAAGCCGAATGTTTAAACCGCTGTGGCAGCACGGTCGAGCAATCTGCTTTGCGGATGGATGGTTCGAATGGAAAAAGGAAGGCGACAAGAAACAGCCCTACTTCATACACCGCGCCGATGGCCAACCGATTTTTATGGCAGCGATCGGCAGCACACCTTTTGAGCGCGGCGATGATGCAGAAGGTTTTCTCATTGTAACATCGGCAGCGGATAAAGGTCTGGTTGACATTCACGACCGCCGTCCACTTGTTTTGTCACCAGAAGCAGCCCGGGAGTGGATGCGTCAAGATATAGGCGGGAAAGAAGCAGAAGAGATAGCTGCGGAAGGTACAGTGCCCGCTGATAGTTTCGTTTGGTACGCTGTATCGCGGGCGGTCGGAAATCCAAAACATCAAGGAGCCGAGTTAATACATCCTTTATTTGATAACCCTGATTGAATCAACTTTAAGCAATGCTTTTGTATTGTGATAACCTGTATGCCCTAAGAATATCTCACCTTCAGCCTTAACATATTTACCGAGGATATCTAAGCGATTATCGTAAATATCCTCGGAAAGAACCAACTGAAACATGCAAGAGGTACCTTTTTCGTATAATTGATTATCTTCAGGGCTACGACCAACCAAGCTGATAGGTTCGTTTACGTATAAAATCCAGTAAAACAGTGGTTTATCTCCATTGTTTATGGATTCATAATTCGGTGGCCCTGGGAACACCTCGTCCCTTACTTTACCGTAAAGCGAAGTAGTTTGCCCCTCGATTAGCTCTCTTGGATTTTCAGCATTCTTCGAAAACTTAGAGTTTTTTGCTTTGAACAGTCTTCGTCCAATACTCCTAGAAAAAAACAGGCCAAATAAGCCCATTAGTAAAGAACATATTACTCCAATGCCTTGCCAGACATTGCTGGATAAGAAATCAGTCACAACCTAACCCTCTATTTATTAATAGCCATTATTTTTTGAATAAGGTAGAAAAGAAAATAATACCAATTATGAGAAAATTTACAATTAAGGCTTCGGAACAAATTTGAGAGGATTTTTAGTTCACGCTTATCGTACTGTTATAAGGTCAGAAAAACGAGTTGTATACCTAGGTGAGAGCATTTCACGCTTCATCTGCCACTGCTGCTGAATACCCTGCCCGGCAAAGTAAAGCGTTCGTTTGCCGTCTTTGGCATTGAGATGGTCGAGAACCTCCATCAACCTCTCGCTACCTGCCCGCGGTGCATTTTCGTCGAACAAGTTTAGCTGGGCCACGCCTTGGCTGAAGAAGTCACCGAGCATGACCCCTGCTTTCTGGTACCGGTGATCATCCTTCCAGATTTTGTCCAGGCACTTTACCGCGGCGTTGATAATGTCGCGGGAATCCTGTGTAGGCGTGAGAAGCTTCATTGACGCACTGTTGCCGTAATATGGCTCATTAAGCGCAAAGGGAGAGGTTTTTACGAATGCAGAAATAAAGCGGCAATACTGATGCTCGCCACGTAGTTTTTCAGCGCCTCGGGCGGCATAAGAGCAAATGGCTTGCCTCATTTGTTCGTACTCGGTAACGCGTTCACCGAACGACCTGCTGCAGACAATTTCCTGCTTTGCTGGTGCAAACTCTTCCAGATCGAGGCATGGTTCGCCGCGCAGCTCCCTGACCGTTCGCTCCAGCACAACATTGAAGTGTTTTCGAATAATCCACGTACTCTGCTCTGAGAGGTCCAGAGCCGTTTTGATGCCCATAGCGTTGAGCTTCTTGCTGATGCGCCGGCCGACGCCCCAAACATCCTCTACAGGCACGATAGCCAGTAACCGCCGCTGGCGATCGATATTGGACAAATCGACCACCCCGCCGGTCTGGCGCTGCCATTTCTTGGCTGCGTGATTGGCGAGCTTCGCCAGTGTCTTTGTCTGGGCAATGCCAACCCCGACAGTCAGGTGCGTACGCTTCAGAACCGTCGCGCGTATCTCTTTGCCAAACTCCGTCAAGTCCCGGCAATTGCGAACCCCAGTCAGGTCGCAAAAGGCCTCGTCAATGCTGTAAATTTCGACACGAGGGCTCATTTCTTCCAGCGTGGTCATCACACGGTTCGACATGTCTGCGTACAGCTCGTAATTGCTGCTGAAGCAAACAACACCAGCGCGCCGGAACAACTCTTTTTGCTTGAAGAACGGCTCACCCATGGTAATTCCAGCGGCCTTGGCTTCGGCGCTGCGTGCAATTACACATCCATCGTTATTCGAGAGCACGACCACCGGCCGCCCCCTCAGATCAGGTCTGAACACCGTCTCGCATGATGCGTAGAACGAATTCACATCACAGAGCGCAAACATGTTCAGCTCGCAGATTTAACGATGAAAGTCACGACACCAAACACATCGAGCGTGTCCTCGCTACCGACGATGATCGGTGAGTAGGCGCTGTTCATTGGAATGAGCTGGACGGTCGGGCGCAGCTGCAGGCGTTTAACAGTGAACTCCCCTGCCACCGCAGCGATGACAATGTCACCGTGCTCAGCAGTCCGGGAACTATCCACCACAAGCAGATCGCCGTCGCTGATCCCGGCCTCAATCATCGAGTCGCCGGCAGCTTTTACGAAATATGTTGAGCTCGGGTGAGCGACAAGTAACTCATTGAGATCGATGCGCTGTTCAACGTAATCAGCTGCAGGGCTGGGGAAACCACACTGAACTAAATCACTGAAAAGCGGGAGAGCGATAATTTCTCGCAGTTCTGTAGGCCTGATAAATTCCATATTGCACACCTCAAATACTGTTTTTATATACAGTAGTTTTATTTGTAAGTGTCCGCAAGATACAGGACCTACCGTCACTGCTTAAAGCTTCGCCGTTTCGTTTCTAAGTTTCTATGTCGCTTCGGATTATGAGTTTTGTAAATTTTATGCCCGTAACACTTTGTGCGCAGATTTAAGCCGCTTTTGAAACGGGGAATTTTTTATACAGTGTGCACACAGCCACATCGTAGATGATCGCCACCTGCTTTCTATCCACGCCGTTCGCAATCAGTCGGCCCGCCTGGTCCCATTGTTCCTGGGTAAGTTTCGGACGCCTGCCGCCGATTCGCCCTTTCTCACGAGCTGCGGCTAACCCAGCGCGAGTGCGCTCCACTATCAACTCCCTCTCCATCTCGGCCAGGGCAGACATTATGTGGAAAATGAAACGCCCCATTGGGCTGGAAGTGTCGATGCTGTCCGTAAGACTTTTGAAGTGAATGCCGCGCTGCCGTAGTTCGTCGACCAGCAGTACCAGGTTCCGCATGCTTCGCCCAAGGCGATCAAGCTTCCACACCACCAGCGTATCTCCCTCTTTCAGCGTCTTAAGAAGCTTTTTCAGCGCTGGTCGATTAGCCACTGTTCCGCTCATTTTTTCTTCGAAAATTTGCTCACATCCTGCGCGTTCGAGCGCTTGCCGCTGAAGATCCGTATTTTGGTCATTTGTTGACACCCTTACATAGCCAATTTGCATATTTTTCACCCAATGAATTCTGCAAAAAAATCAGGTGAAGTTATCGGCCAGGTCGCTCAAGAGCAATCTATAAAACGTCGGTTTAGGAAGTTTGGCTACTCAGGATGCAAACAACGTTACCGTCAGTGGCTTCAGAGTGAATGGGGAAGCTTTGTTTGCATCATCTATGATCCGTATCCCAGCGGCGGCAAGTGATACATCCTCTGGGGTAGCCATTGGAGGGTTCAGGGCTATTGAAGCAGGCACTGACACAGCCTCATTCGATGCAATGTCCAATATCAACATTGTCAGCTGGTACGGAATCGGCTTTTGTACTGCATACAACCTGCCCGTAAATGGCGTGGTTGCCGGGAAACCTGCCGTGTTCATTAACACTCGTAACGGGACGATAAACGCTAAGGGTGCAGTTCAGGCGAACGGCGTTACTCTCACGTCAGACTGGAACGCAAAAGAGGAAGTGAACATCATCGAACCTACGGAGGCTCTGGAAAAGATAGCCGCGCTTGATGGTTACACGTTCCGCTATAAGAATGCAGATTCAAAGAGATTAACCGCTGGCGCGCTTGCGCAAGATCTCGATTTAGTGATTCCCGACCTGGTTATTCATGATGAAGCTACAGATTATCTTGTTGCCGATTATATGGGGCTGATCGGCTATCTGATTGCTGCCGTAAAAGGGTTGAAACTGCAAATCGACGAGATGAGAAATGGAGAAAATTTAAACAATAGCAAAGGGGGAAATGCAGAAGAGGAAACGGCCGATTATATCGGATCGTGAAATATTTTAAAGGTCGGTTTAGGAAGTAGCGCGACAAAGGACGTCGGAACCGCTACAGGGAATGTTATGCAGGTGGGAGCTTTTGGGGTTGGTACTGTTCTCCAAAATAAGCCCACAGATGCCAGTTCATCCTTCATCAGTGATGCTGATGGCAATACTCTGTGGGCTCCTGCGAATGGCTGTGGGTTCCAGAGTTCCTACACCGGCCAGCGAATTGCGCAGCTGTGGATTACTTCCGGTAGTGCGGTATTCAGCCGCTTTCTTACAACCACTGACCCTCAAACACCAAAATCCTCAGTCCCGTGGGCGCAGCTGCAGTCTGCGGGCACATCAGACATTAACTTTAAGAAAGTGACAGGGGATCTGGATTTAGAAGTGTCTCTGGCCAACATCGTGGCAATGGACTTTAAGACCTTTTACTACCTCACAGATGAAGACAAAACGACTCGCCGCGGCGTCATTGCTCAGGAACTGGAAAAGATAGATCCGCAATATGTTCACTCGGCTGAGGAGTCGGGGAAAATGACCCTCGACCTCAATCCTCTGGTGCTCGATGCGCTGGCGGCAATCAAAGCGCTGGCAACTCGCGTCAGCGCATTAGAGGGAAACGCTAAGCCTCCGGCTCCTGGCTCAATCGCTGGTTAAACAGTGAATCTGCGGGCATATCCAGGCGAACATCGATCCAGCTGTTCGCCGGGACATCCATCAGCTCTCCTTTTGTTTTGATCATCTCTCCATCATCGCTCAGCATGTATTTGCGCTTAAACAGGCGGATTGTCAGCTCGCGGTCGTCGGTTTGCTCTGCCTCAACTATGCCCAGTTCTCCCATGCCGCCCGGGTCCATTGGCGGCAGTAGTTGCCATCCCTCTGACGCCAAGCCTGCCGAACCCGTCAGCACGTAAACACCTACGTTGAGGCGAGAAAGGGTTATTCCCTCCGCCTCTGCGTTTGCTGTCCCGCAGCCGCACCAGGAGAAACCATCTTCGGCTACGTCAGCGCGCTGGCATGCATCGCGACTCGTTACTATGCGGGCAACTGGTGAGGCCGCTTTTAGCGTGCCATCGCTTGCCTTAGTGGTGTTCCCCGTTGTGTAGGCTTCCTGATACAGCCACCCTGTAGGTGTTCGGTAACTGAAGAAAGTCCTCCCTAACGTGTAGATTTGATGAATGCGAGTTGGTCTTCCTCCGCGAGCTATTACGATAGAGGTAATGCTCTGACTTCCTGAGACCCCCATGTAGCTGGCGTCCTCTACTGACCATATAAACGATGAGGGGTAGGATTCGCTCATAGTATTAAGTGGAACTGATTCAGTAATTTCACGCCCCAGACCAAAAGCCCCCACTGTTAGAACTTTCTTTTGACCGGAATCACCCCAGGAACTTTGAGCATCCAATAAAGCGCTACTTCCCAAACCGAGGTTTGTGCGACTGCCTTCTGCCGTTGTTGCCCCGGTCCCGCCGTCAACGATTGCAAGCGCACCGTTGCTTCCTTTCTGAGCCAGTTTACCGATGCCGGGAATCGTTACAGGGCTGCCGTTGATAGTAACGGTGATGCTCTGGTTTGCTGAAGTGGTGGCGAAAGTCTCCCACGCGCCAATGTTCTCGTCATACTCTTTGATGAGCTGCGACATGGCCTGTGCCAGTCCATCAACCGAGATAATGTCCGACACAAGAATTCCATACTTCTGTCCGCTCAGCGCCGGGGAAGCGGCAGGCGTAACCGTCATTGACGTGGCGCTGTTCACGGATGAAATCTGGAACAGCTGCACCGGGTTAGACATCACGATAATCGTCTGGCCAGCGCGAACCTGGCTGGCGGGTGCCGTCCAGTTTGTGCCGGTGCCGGTTGCGGTATTTCCGTTAATAGCGATGGTGCCGGTGTTATAAAGCATGAACTACCTCACGATAATAACGATCGTTAAAAGCGATCAATCATGTAAAATTGATCGCTCGTATCAATCTGACTATTTTTTAAACTCAAATAAAATGGAAGTTCCCGCATAAACAGGAATGTTGAAATGAAACTTTTATTTGCTGCAGCGCTTTTGCTGTTGGCTGGATGTACGAACAAACACACAGATAACGCATTCCGGATGGACTATCCCGTTGATGCCGCACGTTTATCGTTGGGTGGTGATATACACGTAAATATCGACTGTGCCACCAGAGAGGTGGAAGTTATTTCAGACAGTAGTAATGGAATTTTCAGCCGCCATATTAATAAACGACTGAGTAATATTTGCTATAAAAAAACAAATAAATTTGATGTTATTTATCGCTTTAATTCAGCAAAGGGCGTGAAACAAGATATGATCGCGACTCATTACCCGCGCGTCCCTCCAGTATCAAATTCCAACAAACTGAGCGATGGGGATTCGTAAGCCCCGCCCCTGAAACGTCTGGCTCCAGCTGCGCTGGTTATTTGAAATGTATCTGCCCTGCAGCTGAGAGCCAGTCCATTTGAGCACCACACCTGAATACCCGACAACCGTACCATCATCGCTGAGGTTTCCAGGGCAGTTGTTTACCAGAATCCAGGGGTTAAAGCTTAAACTGACTGAAAAGGTATTATTCTGCAGGTCATAGTTAGCTGGTACGTCAAAGAACCCAACGACTCTCGGCATCTTAGAGGCTGATGCAGCACTCCAGATAAGGCTGCCGGCACTATCAAACACATCGAGATAGCCGCTCTGGATGCCAATATTTCGCGCAGTTCGGATCATGCTACCAGCATTATCTTCAAGCATATCAGCACCAGGAAAACCGTATTTGTTCGTGCCCAGCTGCAGCCACCTTAAGCGGCCGTCATTCCAGAATGACTGCTGTGTAAAGCCGAGCGTACTGCCATCACCAAACGGACTGTTAACGCGGTAAGCGCCTTTGTCTGTTACGGCCCCCAGCGCGCGCTGATCGTAAAACAGGGTCGACCTGTTTTGCGAGTCCACCAGCAGTTTCCCGGCGCTGTTGTAAACTTCGAATCCGCTCATTGAAAGTTATAAACCTCAACATTGAGAGTGATTGCGGCACTTCCACCCGTGGGGAGATAGTAGAGAGTAAAGCCGCCGTTATAAGCGCGGCAAAAATACTCGTTTACAGTCACTCCAGTTGAAACGATTGTGACAAACGTCCCGTCCTGCGTTGCGCCAGAAAAAGCGACATTTTTTGAAGTCTCTCCTGAAGCAAGCGAAACCGTTGCGCTGCCCATGTAACGGATCGCGTAATCGCTTAAATCCACTGCAACCCGCCCTGCACTATCCCAGCATTGCAAACCCTGTGGCATTACCATAACCCCATTCTGACGCGCAGCACGTTGTTGCTGTCGTAGATACGAATGAGGGTGCTGGATATCAGCATCCTCCCGCCCCCGGCCACGCCGTTAATTTCGAACGTTCCACCCTTATCAAGCTTCCAGCCTGCAGAACCAGCCACATAGTTATTCGACTGGATATAGTTGCCGATTTTGGCGTTCTCAATGGTTCCGTCCTGGATGAAGCTGGCCCGGATGAATGTCTGCCCGTTCTGGATCACGAACGGCAAGGCCACGCTGTTACCGGCCGCCGTGGTGACTGCGAAGCGATCTGCCAGGAAGATAACCTGCGACTGCATGCCGGATGGCGTATTCTCAACGCCGATCCCCATCCCCGCGGCGTAATACTGCCCGTTGCTGGAGACACCAACCTTGATGTTGTACATCGCGCTGAGGTCGCCGTTTACGTTCGCTATGGCCTGAGCGTTGGTGGTGATGGCTGAGGTATGCCCGTTCACCGTCGCCGTGATGCTGTTTACCTGCGTGGCCATAGCCTGCTGGTAATCGGAGAACGTCTGGTTCAGGCTGTTGATGGATGCCTTGTTGCCGTTAACGTCCGTCTGCAGACTCAGCAGCGAGCGCGCCGTTGCCTCCCTGTCGTTGACTATCACTTCATCAATGCGGTCCAGATTCGCGCTGTTGCCAGCGACCGATGCAGACAGGGTTTTACGCGCAGCCACCTGCGCCAGCCCGTTCTGGATAATGGCAATGGCTGAGTTCTTGACCCCGCCCGTCATGCCGTCCATAGAAACGCTGATGTTGTCGATTCGCTGGCCCAGGGCGGTATCAGCCGTCGCAACGGTTTGCTCAAGCTGACTGAGTGAAGACGAAACATTCCCGACCGTGCTGGAAAGCTCATTAACGCTGGTCTGAACTTTCCCGACGTCCTGGGCATTTTTGGCGATATCTTTCGCCTGCTGCTCCAGTTCGTCGTTGGCCTGTTTGATATCGTTAGCCATGCCAGCAATTTTTTCGTTGCTGTCCACCGCGTTCTCGATCAGGTCTTTGAACGTTTCCGACTCTTTCATATCCTCCAGAATGTCATTGGTTATTTCGCTGACATCTATCGAGGACGTGCCCATGACCCAGTCGGTCCAGTCCCCGGCGTTACCGATACGGTCAATCAGGCGCGCGCGGTACCACTGGCGAACGCCGGCAGGCATGGGACCATGCTGATAATCTGCAGCCGGGTACGGCACCAGGACCAGCAGTTCAGGATTGGCGTAGTCGGCAGTTGTGGCGCGCTGAATCTCTGTATAAGCCGTGTCGCCTGAGCCATCCGGAAATTTCCAGGTCAGATCGATATGCCAGACCACATCTTCGGTCGCCAGGAAGTTGAGCGGAGTACCCGGTTTTCCCGTTTTACCGGAGAGATAAGTTGTTTCACCGTATCCCCATGGTGAAGACGTATCCTGCGCATTCAGCGCCCGGACGCGCACGTCATAGCTGCCCGAATAAATGCCCTGAACCGAGAAACCCTGCGCGCTGGTAACCGGAACGTTTATCCAGTCCCCGTTGTCCTTACGCCACTGGGCAACATACCGGATTGCGCCCTCCACCTTATCCCATGACACGTCCAGGCTTGCTACAGTCAGCCCCTGAGACACATGATCGCTCTCAGTCACCACGATATTCTTCGGAGCAGACAGGACGCTTATCGGCGTGACGGTAATCGGGGGCGACTCGACCCGAACGCCGTCATCGATGTAACGATATTTGTTTGGATCGTGCTGAACGGCCGTAATAGTGAAACCGCCTGTGCTATCGTCGTTAGCCGCGATTGAGGTGACCCTGAAATACTGTATTGCGAGGTTATCACTGTCTATCGCCCAGACAGCGCCCGCCACAGGAACCTGACTGAATGCTGTAGCCACCGTCACCGTTTTTTTATCGGCGCTCACCGCGCTGATTGTCCGCGTCTGGGCTTTTCCGTCGGGAAGGTTAACCACCAGCCGGTCTTTCGCCGCGTAGTCTATTTCTCGATCGAGGGTAATCTGGCGGCCATTGACCGCGCTTATGCGGCCCCCGTTCTCCTTACCAGAGCGGAAAGGATCGGCGACACCGATAATTTCAGCGGGCAAAGGGATATAACCGTCCAGCCCCACGCCAAACGATACAGTCCCGTCTTTGGCATTGGAGAGCAATACCCAGCGACCGCGTCGGTGCGCTTCACTTTGCGAGGTGCAGCCGATTGCGGTCAGGGACGTCTGCCGGACGTCGTAACGTTCTACAAGCGCAGAATCGTAAACCCCCTCAACGGTATCGCTGTAATGGTTCTGCGGATCGGACCAGGACACCAGACAGGAGCTGTAGCGATTCTTGTATGAGCCGCCAGCATAAGTAAACAGCCCATCGATAACGTTTGAGACGTTATAAACCCAGTCAACATCGTCCTGCGGGACGTCTGCCTGGACATAAATCTGATCGTTGCCCCAGAAGGTTATTCCACGAAATACCGCGGCGAGATCGTTAAGTACCTGCCAGGCGTCCTCCTGGCTCTGAATGAAAACGTTGCAGGTGAAACGCGGTTCGGTACCACCGGCCCCGTCGGAAACCATTTCGTCACAGTACTGGGCGATTGAATACAGCGCCCACTTATCCACCATGGACGCATCCACGCGCGTGCCCATGCCGTAAATTTCATCCAGAACCAGATCGTAAAAGATCCAGGCAGGGTTATTGGTCCAGGCCATTTTGAACCCGCCGGACCATGAACCAGAATAGGTTCGGGTTATCGGATCGTAATTATCCGGAACCTTAATCAGCTTGCCTTTTATCTTACAGGTCACTTTCGGCGCGCTGCCGTTGAACTGGCTGCTGTCCACTTCGACATACAGGAGCGCGGTTAAAGGATAACGAAGCTTGCTGTCGATGACTTCCGCATACGAAAACACCTTGAAGGCGTTAACCAGTTTCGAATTTGATCCGCTGGCATCAGCCGTAATACGCCTGACCCTGACAGACCAGCCGGACGTGGATTTTGGCAGATCGATACGGTGGTCACGCTGATATTCCGTCGTGGTCTTTCCGTCAAACTTGCCGTTTACAACCGTTTTCCAGGCGCCGCCGTCCGTTGATAAATCGATCGCATACTCGGTAACCGTGCCCACCATATCGCCGTTATCTTTATAGAGATACTGGACCGGAAGGCTGAGCTTGATGCGGATGGCATCCAGGGAAAGGTTGGTAAACTGGCGCGTCCAGGGCGCGGTGGTGGTGACAGTTGTGCCCACCGCCAGCTCGTTATCGACCTGGGGCATCCCGGCAATATAGGTCTGGTCCTGTGTGCCCTTACGGAACTCCCATTTCACGCCGCTGAAGTTATATTCCCCGCTGTCGTTTGCCAGCGGCGTATCGTTGAGAAAAATGTTCTGAGCGGTCAGGTCGCCCTGTATTTCCCCCTCAGAAACGGCAATGAGCATTTTTAACTTTGCGACCGACAGCAGATCGTCTGGCTGTTCAACCGGAGTATGGGAACTGCCACCTCCCCCTTTGGCACCCTGCAGGATGGTTTCTTGTTTAAGAAGCTGCATTTTTTCACCCATAAAAAAAGATGCCGAAGCACCTTTAAGTTAGTGGCCGCTGGCCTACTGCTGATCGCTCGAGTACATACCGGCGCTGACTATCGCTCCCCCTGCCTCGATCAGACCGTAGGCCAGGGGTACAGGATGCCCCATAGCGACCGTATTGACCGGCGCGCCGAAGGCGTAGTTAGGCGTGTTGTCCGTGCTGGAGGATTTACCCGCGCCGAAGGATGGCTGGGGCGTAAGCATCTGGACAACGCCACCCAGCATCATTGACACCCCGACCCCGGTCAAAATTGACGTGGCGCTGATGGCTGTTGCACTCATCGCAGCCCCCCAGGCGGCCATACTCGCACCGGCGGTAAAGAATGCAGCGACCAGCGCAACGGCACCGACAACTATCTGCAGGACGCCCGAATTTTTGGCCCCCTCATAAACGGGCACGATCCGGTACACGCTTCCACCGCGGGTCATATCAAACTCTTCCAGCCCGATATTGTTGTCACCGTTATAAAAGGCGAAACGGATCCCCTTCATATGAGCTTCCGACATATATTTTTTGAATCCGGGAACCTGTGAACACATGGCCCTGAGCATTTCGCGCAGGTCGGCAACATCAAACTGAACGCGTTTACCGAATTTTTTAGCCATTTTCCCTTCGAGAATAAGCGTCTTAACCATGCATTCGGTCCTTATGCCTGACTACCCGGACCGTTCTGTCGCGATAATATTTTCCATAAGGCGTTCGCGAAGAAAGATGCCCGAACAGATGATGGAGAATGATGTTGTCACCCACATATACCGCGGCGTGATTAGTCACCGATGCCTGCACGCTCATCATGATGATGTCACCGGGCTGCATTGCACCGGCGGCAATCTCAACGAATCCCTCGCGCTCCCAGTTGTCGTCGTAGAGCCGCTCCTTGCCACTCTCCCACCATTCGTAAGGTACCGAATAGTCCCCGAGAACAATGCCGTATTCGCGCAGATAATATTCCCGGATTAACGACCAGCAGTCCGCGTAACCCAGCACCCACTGCCGCCCGGCATAATCCCGGTCTTCACGCGGGGAGATCGTACAAAAGTCCCCGTCCGGCCAGGACATGATCCCCCACTCAATACCAGACCAGTCGCACTGGATCCGGTCCAGCTCTGAGGGCACCAGCCGAACCACATCCGGATGGGAATGAATGAGCATGATGATCTCACCGCGCGCGCGGGCAGCGAGCTGGTCTTCCGGGGAGAGAGTGAATGTCTCCTCGGGTTTATCGGCAATGTTTCGGCAGGGAATATAGATTTGCTGCTGGCCTGACTGAACAATCAGGCCGCAGGCTTCTTTGGGGTATTCAGCAGCGACGTGCTGACGGATAGCATCCAGCAATTTTTCACGCATTTTTATTTCCCCTGCAGGTTTGCAGCCGGAAAACCGCCGAACGGCAGCGGCGCGTCCGGGCCGTGACGATCCTGACAATCCTGCCGGCGGCCGCCACAAACATCTTTCGACGGGTCATCGGTCGGCGTACCGTCTTTGGTAAAGTATTTCGAGCCGTTGTAATCGCATCCGGTCCCGCTTCGGTACCAGCCCCGCATACACCAGGTGCAGACAGGCGTAATCTGCCGTGTCGGCAGCTGCAGGCTCTGAATATCGAAAGGAGAACACAGCTCGAAATCAACCTGTACCCGCGTCTCTGCGGTTTTAGCATTGACGTAAAAGAGCTGTACGCGCTCATCGGCCGGGCTGGCACCCGGATTACCGTTTTTCCAGTTGGCAGCATCGAGATACTTCGAAAGCGTGGTATGGATTTTGACCTTAGCCCTGACCATATCGTCATATTCAAGACACAGCGCGGTGACATAGTTTCCGACATTCCCGACGGACAGCGTGGGCGTTGGCTGGGAACCTGTACTCGATAACTCCATCCCCTTCAGTTCGTAGGGATGAGGATCGTACTGGTTTCCCTGCCAGATAATGGCGGGCAGATTTTCTGCGGCAAAGGCTGCCCACCCCTCTTCCTGAATATTGTGCGCATGAAAACGCAGCACCTGATCCATACCGAATTCAGTGCCGTCGATCTCAATCAGCTGAATAACGCTGCCGGGCTCAAGCTGTTGGATGTCTGCCGTAAAACTCATACTCCCTCCATAAAAAAAGCCGCCCGGAGGCAGCTTTCAGTGTTTGTCGAGAAAATCAGGGCGCGAACGCCTGTTCAAAAGTGAAGGCCACTGTGGCTTTTTTCCCGGTAGGGAAAGAAACGCTGAACGAATCGGCCTTCATTCTGAACAGCTTTTTTTCACCCCATGGCGTGGTCCACCAGAACGATTTAGTAACGTGAGACATCAGAAAAGCGCGCAGCGCAGCCGCCTCCTGTCTGGTGCCCGTCCAGTCCAGGTTCCACGTTTCCTGTTTGTCGTTGATCCCCATCCCTGCTATCTGTTTGTAGCCATCCCCGAACTGGGCCTGCAGCGTTCGGGCTGTTTCAGTGCCCTGCGCTGTTTTTCTCGTGCGCCAGGTAAACGTGTCTGTCACGCTGTCCTCCTCGAATAAAGCACGCCGCCTGCGGACATTTCTTTTTTCAGTCGCTCGGTGATTGTCTGCTGAACAATCGCCTGCAGCTGTTTCGCCGTCCCCGTGGCGTTCGCCTGATTTATGCTTCCGTCACTCCCCTGCTGGCTGATGCTGACTGGGGCATAAACACTGATCCCGCCCATGCCAGCACCGGCTGCGCTCCCGCCGCCGACCAGACCACCCGAAGCATACCCGCGCATCAGGCGATAGAGATTAGCCACGCCGATGCGGCTGGTTGATTCTTTGGTGAAGACGAATTCCCCGCGGTGAACGATACCGGCTGGCTCGTACTTGCCGCCGTGCCCGGTAAAACCGCCCACGTCAAAACCCTGTGGCCGGTATGACGGGACCGCGAATGACTGACCTGCAGTGAAGGTTTTCGCCCCGCCGCTAACCCAGCCCATTGCGCTCTGGATGGTGTAAGCCACCAGCAGCTGGTTGATAACGGACACAATCATTTTCAGGATCGAGCTGGTGAAGTCCCTGAAGCTCGCCTTCCCGGTTGTCGTCAGGCTGGTAAGCTGGCCCGCCAGCCCGCTGAACGTAGCCTGCGAAATCTGCTGAACAGAGCTGAAAACGTTTGTCGCTGAATCCTGATATTCGGCCCAGCCCTGTTTCGCACCGGCCAGCCAGTTTGCGCGCAGGGCATCTTCAGCCTCGAACGTCGCCCTTTGCTCTTCCAGAACCTTTTGCTGAGCCTGAGGGTTGTAGGAATAGTTTTCGCTGAGACGCTGCAGCGTAGTTTGTCGCCCGGCTTCCCGGGTGGATACCCCCTCAGACTGAGCCTGCAGGCCCGCCCTGGCGGCTTTTTGCTGCTGCTCAAACTTCACGGCCTGATCGGCCAGCTGGTTGAGCTTTTGCTGGCTGGCAACCTTATCGCCCAGGTCGGCCAGCTGCCGCTTGTACTCGAGCGTTTCTTCCTTGTGCGCCAGCAGTGATTTTTCCTGCGCCGTAAGCTGACGACGCCCCGCGGCCTCCTGCAGAACGGTGAACTGATTTTCAGTCTGCCAGAGATCCTGACGCTGTTTACTTATGACATCGTTTACGCTGGTATGCTGCTCGAGCGTTTTAAGCTGGGCCTGAAGGGTGAGGAGTTCGGCCTGGGCCTTTTCCTCGGCCTTGTCTCCGGCGGGCGTTGAATAGCTTTTGCCTTTCGGCGTTTTGACGTCCTTAAACTGCTTTTCAATCCCGGCGCGGGCCGCGGCAATGTCCTTTTCAGTCCACAGCGTGGCGACACCATCTTTCGCATCCTGGCGGTTTTTCTCAATAAGCTGACTGAGCTTTTTCTCTGCTGAAGCCCGCTTTTCTGCCGTCGTCGCGCCGGACTCCACCAGCTGGTTAAACTGCTGCTGGCTGCGGATTGCCTGAGCCTGCTGGTCTGTCCGCATTTTTTCCCGCGCGGCTGCCAGCCCTTCCTGGGCGTATTGCTGATCGGCAAGATCGTAAGCCTGCTTTTTCAGCTCCACCTGCTGGCGGGCGTTTCTCAGCCTTTCCGCATCCGCTTTCTGCAGAACGTTGTTACCGGCATAATCCGGGTCGACTTTAAGATTGCTGGACAGCGCGCGATACTCTTTCTCTGCTGCCTGCCATTCAGCAAAAGAGTCCTGGCGCTTCATCGCGGTGTCAGGATTACGCCCTATGCCAAGCATCGCATCCCATGCGCCGGAGGCTGCATTCTTAACCCAGTTCCAGGCTTTTTCGAGGGTTCCGAGATTATCCTCGACCGCACCGGCACGCTGAATGACCGCGTCGGAATATGCCCGCATTGCCAGCTCGGCGGCCTTCTGAGAATCCCCCAGCGCCTGAGCAGAAGCTATCTGTTCATACTGGGTGGCCGTCAGAAAATGAAGGGAATCGTTGAGCGTCGCGACCGCGTTAACCGGATCATCCTTCAGGCGCTTAAACTGATTAATGGTTTCGTCAACGGCCTGCCCGGTAGCCTGCTGCAGCCTGGCGGCAACATTGCTGACCATGCTGACGTCATTACCGCTGAATGCGCCGCTGCCAACGACCTGCGCCAGCACACCAGCAGCGGCATGCTGTGTAATGCCATTACCGGCCAGCGAGCGCGCCAGCGCCTGAAGCTGCCCTGACGTTTTCCCCGCGTAGTTCCCCGTCAGGATCAGCTGCCTGTTAAATTCCTCAGACTCTTTGCTGCCGTCATACCAGGCCTTACCCAGACCGAATACCGCCGCGGCAATCCCTCCGACCATGCCGGCGATCCCAAGACCACGCAGCGACAGCAGCTGGTCTATCCACCCTGCCCGGTTCGCCAGCGTGATCCCGGAGCCTCGCAGCGCGCCGAAGTTACCGCGCATGACCTCGCCGATCAGTATCCCCAGTTCCTGCCGTGCGGCAGCACTTTGCAGCCCCAGACCGTGCGTGGCCACTTTCGCAGCTTCAAGCTTGCGGATATAGACCTCAGCCGCATCGCTGGCACCGACCTGCGCCGCCTTCATGCGCAGCAGCTCGGTACCGGAGAGCTTTTGCTCTGCAACCTGTTGCTTCAGCTGGCTGAGGAATCGCGTGCGCGCGGCGGCCGATTTTTCCTCCACGATCTGCAGTTCTTTTTGCCGGGCCGTGGTGCGGGAAATAAGGGCGAGATAATCCTGCTGGGTGATATTGCCCTGTGCCCTCGCTGCGCGAAAGCGCGCCTGCACGTTCGCAAGCGACTGAGTCTCACCATTGAGCTGGCGAACGCCGTCAATCTGGCGGAAAAATGATGCCGCCAGTTCATCCTGTCGACGGGCAAGCGCTGCGGCCTGACCGTCATTCTCACGCATGCGCTGATTAAGCTCGGTCACGCGGCGGTGAGTTTCATCAACGGACCTGGAAACGTTCTGCCAGTCTTTGGTCAGCCCTTCCGTTGCGGCCGACTGGCGGGATTTCATATCTGCGGCAGCCGCCGCGCCAGCGTCGCCCACGGTTTTAAACGCAGCCGCCTGCCGCTCGGAAGCGCGCTGCATTCGGGTCTGGACTTTTTCAGAGTCCTCAGCCATCCCGGTTAGCTGGCCCTTTATGCGGGCAACCTGCTCACTAAACGTGGCGCTGTCGACATCAAGGTTGATGACCAGATCGCTAATCTGCTGGGCCATATCGGATACCTCCTGTGATCCCCTCGGCGGCGGTCATCAGCGTGTCATCATCCGGCTCATCATCGCTGATGACGCTATCCGAAGGAGAAAGCAGGCTGAAATGTGCGGGGGTAAGTTCCGGGTCGCGGAAGAAAAGAGTGGAGATGGAATAAAGCAGCTCTGAGAAATGCGCATCGAGCTGCGCGTCCTGAAAATAATGCTCCCGGTAGAACTGGTGCCAGTCGCCCAGCTCACTGGAAGTCATTCCAGCCAGCATGGCGCGCCAGTCGGGTCGCCCGAACTCGCGCGCCAGATTCAGGACAAACTTCAGCTCGCTGGCAAGGGCTTTTCCGCCGTAACGGGTTCAGCGCTTTCGGCCTCCGCTGAGGCATCCGGATCGGCAACGTTGTCATCCTCAACCGGAACGAGCATGCCGGAGAGCAGCTTTATTTCCATTTCTGCTTTACCGATCGCCTCCGGCGGCCAGCCGCTAAGCACCTGCTGATAAAGCGTTTCCACATCCGTGCCAGCCGGATCGTTATGCCACAAAGACATCGCGATCAAACGCGCACCGCAGCGAATATTTGAGCCTATCAGCCTGGCCGTCATTTCCTGATCGCTGATGCCATCGCTGTCAGCGCTGACGGCCTTTTCCTCTGCGGCCATAAACGTGATGTACTCAATACGCTGCAGCGCCGACAGTTCGAAGATGGTCAGGGATTCTGTTTGCCAGGTGAACTTCTCTTTTTTCAGAAACATGCGTCCTTCCTTACGCTGCAGTTACGGTGACTTTGCAGACCGCAACGAAATTACCGTCGCTGGTCATAACAATAACGTCAGCGGTGCCTGCCGCCACGCCGGTGACGGTGATCGCGTTGCCGCTAACGGTGACCGTTGCTTTTGCCCCGTCGGAGGTTGCCACGCGGAATGAGGTATCTGAGGCACTGGCAGGGTTAACCGTCACATTGAGCGTTGTGGTTGCGCCGACGGCCACGCTTGCCGTGGTTTTATCGAGCGTAACGCCGGTCACGGGGATATTCGGGGTCCCGCTTTCTTCTGCCAGTTCCGGCTTGCCGGTATTGGTGATTTTCGCTGTACGGGTAATGACCTCTTTTGCCGGAATGGCTTTACCCAGGCTGCTGCACCAGCCGCGGAAAACGTCGACGGTACCGTTCGGGTATTTGATTTTGTAATAGCGTACTGAGCCATCAATAAACCATGCGACAAGGTCTTTTTGGCCTTCTTCGCCCGGCTTCCAGGCGAGGGTGAACGAGGTATCGCCAGCAGATTTTGCCCCCTGGGCCGTCGCGTTCCAGTCGGCATCCTCGTCGTCGAGGTAAGTGTCGTCATACGATTCGGCGGTCATTTCGCCCGGCGTCAGCTCTTTAATTTTCGCCAGGCGGTTCCAGTCGATATCCGAGAGTGGGTTAGCGAAAGCGTTGCCCGTTCCGGTGTAAAGCCAGAGAGTGGTACCGGCACCTTTCACGGGGGCCAGCGGGTTTGGAGTAGGCATAAGTACCTCTTAAATTGAATAGGTGATTA